GCGCGATCAAGCCATCGAGCGCGTCAAACAAATCGCCAAGGATGAAGCCGACGCGGCCGAGCTTGATCCAGTGCCGGACCCGGCCGCGGCATTTGAAACCGATGAAGCGGACGATTTAGGGAACGAGCAAACGCTCGAAGACGGGCCTGGCTTCGCGCCGGATCAAGACACGGCGCAAGAGAATTATCTGGCCGATGAGCGCAACGGTTGAAAGGGGCGTTCGTATGTGCGGTTGCGGCGGTAAGAAGAAAGGCAAGCGCGGGGGCAAGCGTGGCCGATGAGAACGGCGATACAGCTCAAGGGACGTATCGGCGCCGAGCAAGCGCTCGCCAAGGTGCGAAGCGGCAAGTACGGGAAATCGACCTTCAAATCGAAGGGCAAGACCGGCAACCCCGTTTGCTCGGCCGCAATGTCGGCTTGGAAAATGGAAGGGATGACACCCGTTGTCGCATCGACGCTGGCGCGATGTCGCATGATGGTGGCCGCGCGCGGCCCGTCGCTCAAACAGCAGGCGGCCCAGCATCGAGCGACGAAGGGCACGCGCTCGCAGCGGCTCGCCGATTTGGACTTCAAAGCCGATCGAATTTATCGAAATCGTCAATCCCTCGGCCGAGGCAACGCGGCGCGGGAATCGGCGTTTGATCGTTCGGTTTCCATCTCACGCGCGCTCTATCGCACGCAACAGGGCAGAGCGGTTGGCGCGCGCGGCCGGGGAACTGTTGCTCGGCAAATGAAGGCCGAGGCGCTTCGAGCTGGCGGCGCGACCTCGGCGGCCGTGGCGACGAACGCGGCGAAGGCGGCCGGCTGGACGCGAAAGAGGGGGGAAGCCTGGAAGCGAGCGATTCCCGATGCCGAGGGCATTCAGCCACGGAATACGGCCAAGGTGATCCACGCGGGCAAGGTAATTCGCGAGGGCACTGATGAGGCGATTCCTCCTCGTCCATCGGTGAAGAGAATCACCAAAGCACACGGCCGAGGGACGCCGGAGCGCCTCAAACTTGCCGCGCTTCAACGCAAAATAAGAAGCTTCAAATCTCCAGGGATGCACGACGCGCTTTTGAAAGCGGAGGCGGCGAACTCGCCATTGTCGCCGGCGACGTCGCCGAGGAAAGCCGATGGCCGAGGAACACCCCAGCGCAAAGCGGTCGCGGACCTTCTTCGGAAATCACGCGCGAATTCCCCACGGGGCACGCGCGCTTACTCTTCGAAGGCGCTTCCCCTTGCTAAACCGGAACGCACTGGCTTCCAACTGAAACCAGCGACGCATGGGCCGGCGCCGAGGCGCTTCGAGAATACAGGATCGGGGCGAACGTCGTTTCTACTGGACATGAAGCGCGGCGACCTTCCCGGCCAAACGACGTTAATGGAGCGTTTTGGTACCGTGGCGACGCACCCGGCGAAGAAGCCGATGCAGAAGGCGCCGGGCCGGGGCACGGCAGAGCGTCTCAAATTGGCGTCCCTGCATCGAAAGATACGGAGTTTCAAATCGCCAGCGACGCGCGACGCACTCTTGAAGGCCGAGGCCGCGGCGTCGCCATTGTCGCCGGCGACGACGCCGAACAAGGCCGAGGGACGGGGAACTCCCAACCGAGCTAGGGCGGCGGCGCGAATTAAGCAGCTCCGCGCCGGCCGAATCACGTCGCCCGAGAATCTCGCCAAGCCGGGGGAGCCTGGATACGTCGGAGAAGTCGCTCGCGAGTCAATCCATTTCGATCCCCAGCGCTTTCAATACAAGCAAGACGTTGTATCGAGCCAAACGGGTTCGGTGGGATCGCTCGCCGGCGTCAAGAAATGGGATAAAGAACTTGCCGGCGTGATTCAGGTATGGAAAGACCCAGCGAACGGAAAAACGTATGTGGTCAACGGCCACAATCGGCTAGACCTGGCCGGCAAGATCGGCGTCGATCGAGTCACGGCGCGTTATCTCGATGCGAAGACGGCGAGCGAAGCGCGGGCCAAAGGCGCACTGACCAACATTGCCGAGGGGCGCGGCACGGCGACGGACGCGGCGAAATTCTTCAAGGATACGGGCATAAAGAAAGCCGATTTGGACGCGCGCGGAATTCCTTTGCGCGAGAAGATTGCCGACGATGGGATCGCATTGGCCAATCTCACGCCTCGGCTATTTCGCCGAGTCATCGACGGAGAACTCCCGCAAGAGCGCGGCGCCATCATCGGCCGCGCCGGACTCGGCGAGACTCAGCAGCATGCGCTGGTCGATTTGATCGACAAGCAAAAGGGCCGAACGATCACGAACGAAGTCCTGAAAGAGCTGACCGACACCGTGAAATCATCGGCGTCGAAGGCCTCGGGCGGCTTCGATTTGTTCGGCGACGTGGGCGAGCAATCGCTCGCGCTTCACAAGGCGACGATTCAGGCCGCGATTAAGAGCAAGCTATCGCGCGAGAAAAAACTCTTCGGCACCGTGGCCAAGAGCAAAGCGGCCGAGGATCTCACGCGGGGCGGCAACACGATCGACCGGGAGCGCTCGGGGCAAATCAGCGCACAGGCAACGGAAGGTCTCCATGTCTTCGACCAGCTCAAGAATGTCAGCGGGCCAATCAGCCAACGACTCAACCGGGCGGCCGAACGAGTCGACGCCGGCGAACCGCGCGAGAGAGTTATCAAGGAAACGTACGATGACATCCTCGCAAACATCAAAGACGCCTACAAATTCTGAGCGCGATCGCGTCAAGGCATCGTGCCTTGATGAGCTAGCGTTCATGCACTTTTCCGGGAACTTGAGGCCGAAAAATGACTGAAGGCAGCGGCGGCGGCGGCGGTAACGATTTCTATCTACGCGAAGAAATTCTCCGGCTGCGCGGCCAGAACGAACGGCTCGAAGCGCGCAATCGCGAACTCGAAGGCGAGCGCGATGAGCTGGCGAACGGTTTCGACACGATCGAGAAAGAATTCGAGACGTACAAGGGCGCGCACAACGAGTCGTCCCTCGCGAAGCAAAACGCGGAGCTTCAGAAGCAAGTCAACGTTGGCAAACACCGCGATGCCTTCCGCGCGCGCGCCAAGGGTCTGAAGGCCGAGGCCTTCGACGATGTTTTCGGGATGTATAAGCCGGACGGCGACCCGAGCGACGCGGCCATCGACGCGGCGATTGAGAAAGGGCGCGCGAAATATGGCAATTGGGCCTTTGCCGAGGACGTCGAGCAAAAGCAGGACCCCGAGCCGTCGCGCACCGGGCCGGGACCCGGCTTCACGCGTGGCAACGCCGATCGGACCGGCTCGGCTGGGATGCCGTATACCAGGGAGCAATTGCAGGACCCGAGCTTCATGTCGCGCAACGCGGCGGCGATTGCCAAGAACGTCAAGGAAGCCGTTGAGCGAAGGCGCGGCCTTGTGCCAGGCGCCAAGTAAAGCAGCGTAAAAAGCAGCTCGCGGACGCGGGCTTCGGCCGTTTCCGGATGACCCTTTCCTAGCTCATCCGTATCCAGTCGAAAGCCGGCACAGATGTCCAACACGCTGACAGCATTCTTTGAAAATTTGGTCGCCGCGACGTCGGAATATAACGAGGCGGTCGTCGGTGAAACGGCGTTTCTCGATGGTGTGTACACCGCCGTCCAGCCAGAGGTTCCCAATCGGGATACCAAGACGATCACGATTCCCTTCCCGGATTTCGGAGCGTTCTCGGATATCGGCACCGGCCCGCTGGTCGACACGGCTCTAAACCCGTCAAGCATTACTTTGAATATGACGGGCCACCCGGCCGCGTCGTTTGAAGTGAAGGACTTGGAGCAATGGCAGACCGGCGTTGAGATTCGCGAAAAGTTTCTCGATCCGATGTACTTCCGCGCGGCCGAGTTTCTCAATGGAACCGTCGCCGCTCAACTCACGACGGGCAATTTCAACGTCAACCCGCTTATCAGCGGAGCGCTCGCCGGCGAAGTCGCCGTCGCCGATCAGTTGCTCGCGTGGGACATGCTCGCGACTCAGAAAGTTCCGCTCAAGAATCCGAAGGACCTTTCGCTTTTCGTCCACAATAACACCATGCGCCGGATGCTCGGCGATACGGCGTGGACGCAGGAAAGTTTGGTCGGCCGGGGAATCGCCGAGAAGGCGCGGCTCGAAGGATCGCTCGATCAGGCGTTCAAGTTCCAGATTCGCTGGGACCAACAGGCGCCGAAGACGATTACCGCGATCACAGGCACGGCCGCGCTGACCGGCGGCGCAACGACGATCGCGGGAACCGGCACGAACTTTACGTCCGCGATGGCCGGCCAGAATCTGCAAATCACCACGGACACCACGCAGGCGCTTTATCGAATCGGGAGCTATTCGAGCGCAACGTCGATGGCCTTTGCGGCGAACTATCCGGGCGCGACGGCTTCTGGCTTGTCGGTCCAGGCGGTGAGCTACCTCGCGTGCGCGATGCACCGCTACGCCATCGCCGTCGGCATGCGGCCGTTGCCACCGCCCGATACGTCGGTGGTGCATTACCAGCCGATCCAATATCGGGGTATTCCGATGCGGGTAATGATGAGCTACCAGCACCGCGACCTCGGCTGGCTCATGTCCGTTGACTTTGGCTACGGAATCCAAGTCACCCGTCCCGCGTTCGGCGTGCTCATCCAGGTCTAAACAGATGCGCGGCCGGCGCGACTCGTTGCGCCGGCCGCGTGTTTCCACATATTGAGGCGGCGAAGCGATGGCCGACAATACTCAAGTTTCCGCGCCGGGCACGGGCGCCGACGTGCTCCGAACCGAGGATATCGGCGGCGGCATTAAGTTAGCCGTCTCCAAAATTTATCTCGGCGCGCACGGTGCCGACAACGGCCCGGTCACCACGTCCAATCCATTTCCCGTCACCGGTCCGAGCGGGCCGATCGACGGAGTTGATATCACGTCTCCTTCGCCGGCCATGCCGAGCGGCGGCGCCGGCATTCGGGGCTGGCTTTCCGCGATCTGGACGAAGCTCAACGCCACGATCGCGGTCAGCGGCACATTCTGGCAGGCGACGCAGCCGGTTTCGGCGGCCGCCCTGCCCCTCCCAACCGGCGCGGCGACGTCGGCCAATCAATGCGCACCCGGTACGGCCGGCGCGCCGAGCGCGAACGTGCAGAGCGTGCAGGGCGTCGCGTCGATGACGCCATTGAAGGTCGACGGCTCGGGCGCTACGCAGCCGGTTAGCGGCTCTGTGAGCGTCTCCAATTTTCCGGGAACGCAGGCGGTCAGCGGCTCTGTAAGCGTCTCCAATCTTCCGGGGACGCAACCGGTTAGCGGCTCTGTGAGCGTGTCGAACTTTCCCGGAACGCAACCTGTCTCGGGAACGGTGAGTGTCGGCAATTTCCCCAGCACGCAAACCGTGGTGCTTTCCGACGCGGCGGCGACAACCGGCTCGATCACGGCGCTTGACTCAGGGACAGCGACGGTCACGAATGCCGACGGGCAATCGATCACGAGCGGAACACCGACGGCCGGCTCTTCGGTTAGAGCGACCATTTCGGGAGCGACAACGGCGCGCATCGAAGTCACGGCGCACTCGGGCAGTCTCTTCAACGGCACGATTCTCTTTGAGCGCTCGGTTGACGGCTCGATCTTTGAAGGCACAACGGCAACCGAACCGGGCGGCGCGTCGGCACCGGTCAGCAGCGACGCCTTTACGGGCGTCGCAAGCACGCGATTTTACACCGTCGATGTCGCCGGCTTTACGGGTGTCGGCGCGCGCTGTTCGGCCTTCACGTCGGGACAGCTTGACGTGCGCATACAGCCGGGCTCGGGACCGGTTCACGTCGCATTGCCCGGCGGCGCGCCCCCGATCCGCGGCACGATGACCGATCACTCGGGAACAATCGCGACCGGTGGATCCGCGCAGCAAGCCGTAGCGGCGAACCCAAACCGCAATTTCTTGCTCGTCGCGAATCCGCCCAACGCCACGGGCAATCTCTGGGTGAATTTCACCACGACGGCCACGCAAGCCGAGCCGTCGATCGGGCTTCAACCGGGACAAGGTCTGACGCTCTCGAAATGGGTATCGACCGAGGCCGTGTCTGTGATCGCGTCCGATACCAGTCACCCCTTCGTCTGCAAGGACGGTTGATCATGTGGCCCTATTTCTTTTTCGGCGGGGCGCCGTCCGTCCCGCTTCCCAGCGGGCTCTGGTCTGTCACCGTCGCCGAGCCGTACCCCTTCGCGGTCAACCCGTACCGCACCACTCTTGTAGGCTGAACGCGCCATGGCCGAACCGAGCGAGACAATCGTAGCGCAAGCCGGCTCGGACTGGGTGCGCACTTTCATGGCCAACGGCGACGACGGCACGCCGGCCACGGGCCTGCTTTCGAGCGACTCGCTATCGTGCGTCATTTGGGCTGGGGACACGCAGGGGCCGTTGTTCAATCCCGCGATCGCGTGGGATAGCAACGTCGGACCTCCTCAGTACGTCATTACGGGCGCGGCCGCGCAGACTTCGGCACTCACACCGGGAGTCTATCGCGGAATCGCGACCGTCTCACGTGGAAGCCAGTCGGGACCGATCGGCGAGTTTTGGCTCGAACTGACCGAGTCGCCGGGCACCGGCACGCCACCGCCGAGCTATTGCTCGGCCGATGACGTTCGATTCTGGCTTCCCAATGCCGACGCGTACATGGGCCGATGGGGTACGGCCGGCTTCATTCTCGAAAGAGGCATCGCCCGCAACTGGTACGACGATGCGATTATCCGCAACTGTCCGGGCAACTCCTATGGAGGCCTCACGGCGCACGAGGCCGCGATCATCAACGGGTTCGGCAGCTCGCTCTTGCCAAGTCGGCTCTTGCTCTCTTACCTCAAAAACAACGCGGTCCTTGTGACCCCGGCCGTTGTTGAGGCGAACGCGAAATATGCCGCCGGCTTGATTTGCTCGCGCATCATCCCGCGAAGCAAAGATGACACGGTTCGAGCGCGCGGCATCGAGCTGATGATCGAAGCGGAAACGAAGGCGATTAACACCGTCGTCCAGATCGACACGAACGGCGACGGGTTCGGCGATTGGGCAATTCCCCTCGGACTCACGAACACGCGGTTTGCATGATCAGCTTCACGGTTTCCGGGTTACTCCCGACGGGCGACCCCCTTTGGCAACGAATCACGCCGCAAGGGAAGGCCGAGGCCTTAACGGTGTTTCGCTTGCTCGCGCTTCAGGCAAAGCGGCGCGAGCTCGCCCTCGGCTTGGACAAGGACGGAAAGCCGATGCTTCCGATATCGAGCCTGACCGCGAAGTCGCGGGCGCTCGATTTGGACCCGGTTACGGGACACCGGCCGTATTCGCCGATGGGGCGCGCGGATCCGCGCAACGCGCCTTTGCAGTCGACGGGCGACAAGTCGCGCACGCAGAGCCTGCTGAATTGCAAGATCGCGGACGACGTCTTCACGTTTTGGTGGGGATTCGATCCGGCCACCGGCCGCAATTGGGGCGATTTCCTCGCAATGCATGCGGCCGGGTTCGAGCAGACGTTCGCCGATGGAAGGACGGCGTTTGTTCCACCGCGAGACGTCATCGGGCTTTCGCCGCAATATGCCGATTGGCTCAAGCGTCAGATTGGGTCATGGTGGCTCGCGAATCGCGCGCGTCTTTCATCAATCAGCGTGTCGATCGGAACGCAACACAGAGTCTATTTCCCGGCGGCTCGGCCGAGGGTCGCCAAATCGCCGGAAACTCAGTTGGCGACGCGGCCGGCATACAAGTCCAAGTATCAGTACGAGGAAGTGTCGGCCGGAACGATTGTAACGTCACAGACGGGAGGAAGCCCCGGCGCAAGATGGTCGCGCGTGAGGGTCCGCAAATAATGGCCAGCGTGGAATGGGACGGATTTGACAACACGTTTCGGATTCTCACGGCGTGGGAGTCGTTCGAGTTTGTGTTCGTAGAGCCTCTTCTCGATTCGTGGTCCGACATCATGGTCGAGGACCGGCGGATTTGCACGATCGAGGGCAAGGACAAGGACGGCCAAGCGCTCACTCCCACGAAGTACCGCAAGAGCACCACCAAGCCCGCGCGGAGCCGGCCAAAGAATCGAGGGTTTGGCGAGCTCGCCGGCCGGCTCGATTTCGGGGGCTTCGGTCCGTTCTCGGTCGGGTTGAACAACAACCTGTCCACGGAAGAATACGAGCAACTCACCGGGCCACCGCTCGCGCCGCGCGGCCTCGGCTCCCGAATCTGGACGAACTATAACGTTCGACAGAGCCAGCTCGATGATGTGACTTTCGCCGTAGATGGCGAGTGGCATGATGTCGTCGACGAGGACGGCCGGGAGTTTCTCCCTGATCACTTCCTTGGTCTCGGCGTACCCGTGCGCGATTTGCGAGGGGTCTCGCCGGCGGGGATGGAGAAAGTCAATCGGGCGACGATCGCGTTTGTCGAACTCAGGCTCAACTAGGTCCCATTCATGCCAGGCGCTTCGCTCGTTGCCAGACCTCGCAAGGTCTTGATCCAGCTCGAAGACTGTCCCCGCACGAAGGTCTTTCGAGCAATCGATACCATCGCGCGCACGAACGCGATTCTCCAATCGGTCATTCCGCCGGCGGGATTCAAATCTTGGACGGGAAGCGAGGACGACAACGCGCCCTTAAACGTCGCGGTCCTCGCGGCAATGCGTCTCTCGCCGATCGGGGCGCGCGACGACCTTGCAACGCCAGACTCGCTCTATCAGTGGATGAAAATTAACGTCGATATGCAGGTCAACACGCGATGCAGCGACGATATCGAAAACCTCTGGCATGCGTTCAAGCTCTGCTTCTACCCTCCGAACGATCCAACAGCGCCGCAGCCGGCGGCGGCGCGGCTCGCCGTGCAAGCGCTCTTAGTCGCGGCTGGCGCTTACTCGGGCCTCGTCAAATTCGACGGGCCAACGATCAAACCGGGGAGCGATGAAGAAAGCGCGGACGGCGGCAAGCGGTTTTACGCGCGCGGCATGTTGTCGATCGAAGTGATTCAGCCTCTCAACCCATAACACCGCGCGGAGAACTCGCGCAGCTCGATCGGGACGAACCCCCATTTCCAAGGCAAGGGGTCCGCCCGTGGCAAGGCAAGTCGTTTGGCCCGTTAACGAATCGGCGCTCGGCGTGGTGATGACGAGTCCCATCGCCGGAACAAATTCCATGTACATCCGGCTTGATGGGAACAACGCCTTTAACATGCGCATGAAGCCGAAAAAGTATGAGGTGGGCTACGGCGGCGGCGTGCCCACAAAAGTCATTCGAGGCGCTGATAGTTATGAAACGGTTGGCGTCCTGAAAACGCAGCTCTACCCGGTCCAAGCGCAAATGCTCATGTCGTGGGCGGCCGTGCCGATCAATACCGGCCAGACGTCCCCCTGGCCCACCTCGGAAATTGCTGGCGACCTCGCGAGCAACTCGGTCTATTTCGGGTATCAGCGCAGCGACGGGACCTTCCGCCGAAGGCGCGCCCCGGGTTGCAAGGTCTCGGGCTGGTCGCTCTCATGCTCGCGGCAAGATCCCATTCTCCGCGCATCTTTTACGCTCGTCGCGCAAAAGATGGTCGGGAACGAGGTCGATAGCTCGAGCGATCCCAACGGCACCGAGTTTCCCTTTCCGACCGATGACACTTCGTATCCGACCGGGCCGTACCTTTTCTCGCACACGAGCGGCAATCTCACGATTGGCACGTCGCGGACGCAATTCGAGTCGATTCAAATCGATGTGCAAAACGTCGTGAAGTCCCCGCCATTCGACCAGAAGTTTCCGCAGCTCGTTCGCTATCTCGGGCGCTCGCAATCGACGTTGAAGGCGAAGCTAAATCTGAAGGCGAGCCCCGACGATCGCGTCAACTTCGAGAGTCAGACGGCGATGAGTGCCTCGGTCGAATGGAACAACGGCACGCACACGTTTACGTTGAACTTCAACGGCAACAACGTCATCGACGATATCGGCGACGATTTCCCGGACGAAGACATTTACGAGTACGACTTGACGCTCGCCAACCTGCGCGATACGTCAAGCACAAGTAACGATATCGCTCTGTCGTTCACTTGATCGGTTTTCCTTCCATTCATCATCGACGAAACGGGCCGACCAGCCAGCGCGCCGGCCGGCCCGTTTCGTTTCGGGCACACACCCATGAGCGCATCAATCGATCAAATGGTTCGGCTGATTCTTTCGGTCCAAAACCGATCGGCCGTGACCGATTTGACGGCGGATTACAACACGCAACTGAGCGCGCTTGCCAGTCTCCGGCTTGCCTACGAACAAGGCGATATCACGCTCGAAAATTTCATCCGGGAATCGGTGAAACTCGAAGCCGAGGCGACGAAAACGGGGCAAGTCCTCGGCCGGGTAATCGCGGCGCATGAGGAATCGGCAAGGGCCGCGCAGCACAACACAGCGACCCAAGCGGCGCTTGCCGAGGAGTATGAAGTCGTCGGCGCGGCCGCGATGCAGGCGGCGACGGCCGAGGCCGAGGCGAATCAAGGCTACATGGTCCAAGCCGTCGCGGGCGCGAGCGCCGCGAAGCAGTTCGCAAGTAGCGTGCAACTGGCCGAGGGCGCTCTCGATCGCGAGACAATGGCGCTCATTCGGTCCTCGGCGGCGCGGAACGAGGCGGCGCGGGCGAGCGTCGCGGCGTCCCACGCGGCAACCTTCCAGCTCGACGTAATGGACACCTCGGCAATCCGCGCTGAGCGCTCCGTCGCGGCGGCCGGCAGGGGCGGTTACGGCGCTGGTTATGGCTTCCTCTTTCTAAGCCAAGCGGTCGAAGACGCCCAGTACGGTTTCAGCGCGGTGGTCAATAATATTCCGATGATCGCGCTGGCAATGGGCATGGGTCCGGGCGTCGCGGGCGCGGCGAGCCTGGCGGGCGTCGCGGTCAATCAGCTTTCCAAGCACCTTACGGACCTGCAATACGTTTCGGCTGATACCGTGCGGAGCATGGGCGGCGTCGGGGACTGGCTGAATCAGCATTTCAGCACGGCGGCGGGGAAAGAAGGCGCCGAAAGTCTCATTCATCTCCTACCGGGAATGAGCGCGTTTAGCTTCGGCGAAAATACGATTCGATCCGAGGCCGAGAAGCGGGCCAAGGAACAAGAGGAAGAGCGCGCCAAGACGTTGAAGGACATTCAGGGCGTTAAGGAAAAGGGCGACGCCTCGGTTGCGGACCAAGTGCAGAAAGCCCTGCGCGAGCAAAAGGGAGGCGGTAGGAGCGCGATCGATCAGATTTACGAAGCACAGTACAAGCGTGCCGAGATGGCCAAGCCACAGGACGCTCGGGCGAAGTTTCAGGAGCAATCGAAAGAGCATATCGCCGAGGTCATCCAAAACGCGATGGAGGGCGATAAAAAGCAGCTTGAAGCGCTCCGCAAATTCGCCGATGGGACGACGTTTGGCAAGTCGCTCCGCGAACAGGAAATGAAAGTCCTGTCCGATAGCGAGGGCGACGCATTCGTCGAGTTCAACGAACGGCTTGCCAAGCGCAACAAGAATATCGACGACTTGAACAAGCAAGGCACTGAAAATTACGAGGCGATGCTCAAGGAATACTCGGCCGATGCTTCGAAGAAGGTGACCTCGGCATTCTCGGGCGCCAATGAAGACGCTCTCACGGAAATGCGCGGCAACTTCAAAACCAAGGCGCAGCAAATCGACAACTTGAAAAAGCGGATCGAAGCGGAAGTCAAAAGTCTCTCGCCGGAATTAATCGCGTTTCCAGACACGCTCTCGCACCTCGTAACGGACCTTCTCAATCAAACGGTCGAACAAGTCGACCAGGCCGAGCGCGCCGTCGCGGCGGCCGAGAATATCACGCTTCAAGAGGTTCAAGCGCGGCGCGCGCAGTCGCTCGCCGAACGGCGCCAAGCGATGCAGGCCGGCCAAGCGGCCGGGGCCTTCACGGGAATGGTGAACGCGGCGGCAAATTTCTTCGAGCGCCAGAACCCCAACGCTCCGCGAATGACGGCGCAGCAGCGCGCCGCGATGGGTCAAGAGATGCAAGAGCACCTTGACGAGCTGGGGATCGATCGAGGGAAGCAGCGCGATATTGCTCGATCGATCGCGAACCCGAACCAATTCCGCACGGCTCAAAATCTCGTGCGCGCGATGCAGGCGCAGGGCGTTGACGAAAAGACGGCGCTTGAGCAACTCCCGGAAATCTTCAATCGCACGAACGGCCGAGGCGTGAACGTCGCGCGCGAGACAAACATCCAGGTCAACAAGCTCGTTCGGATGGGAAACGCGATGGTCAACGAGTGGGACCGAGTCTCGCTACAAACCATGCGGAACAATCTCGAATTGGAGCTGATGTTCGATCGCTTCAACAACCGGCGCAACGCTGCCCAAAACCTCGGACGCTAAACGATGCCAGCTCCGTCGCTCACTTTCAAAGTCGCCGGCTCGACGTTCAACTACCAAGCCGCCGGCGTCGAATTCGACACGCTCGAAATTTGGCGCCGCGATGGATGGCCATCGTTGACGTGGAATATCCCCGGGGGCGCGCTCGGCTCGGCCGGCACGTTCGACGGCAAGCCGATCGAGCTTTGGATCGACTGCGGGACGGGGAACGGCTCGATCCGGCAATTCAACGGCCGTTGCATCTCGGGCCGGCCGAGTCGAGACGAGCGCCTCGGGTGGGTGAAGAGCTTCACGGCCTACGGCCAACGCTGGCTCATGGACAAGATCCCGCACACCGATCTGAACAGCGGGACGGATCAATCGAAATTCAACCTTGACGTCGACGACCAGGATTACGACGCGGCGCTCGCGTCGCGAACGCAAGGACAGATTTTGCAGGCCGTCTTGGACATGCCGAGCAACAATCTGGCGCTCACGGGCTACGGCATCGGCGGCTATCTTTCGGCCGGGTATGGGGCCTCGGCAACGGCGAACGTCTCGGGCGGCGCCGTTGTTTCCGCGCCGATGTCCACGCAAGGCCAGAATTACACCACGCCGCCGAACGTGGTTTTCTTCGGCGGCGGCGGCTTCGGCGCAACGGGCGTTGCGGTTCTCACGGGGACGTCGATTACTTCGATCACGATCACGAACGGCGGTTCAAACTACGTCACCGAGCCGCAAGTTCTCATCAGCAATTTGCCGATCGCGACGTTGCTCGACCTGGCGGCGATGCAAACGATTATCCCCTACCCCGTCTACTTCGGCGGCCAACGCTTCGGCGAGTCGATCGACGGGTTTTTGAACGAACATTGCCCCAATCATTTCCAGTGGGTCTCGCCGGTCGACGGTACTCTGCGGTTCTTCGATCAACGCGCATTCGGCGGCCCTCTTGTTACGATTCTTGGCGATGGCGTGGGCGCAACGGCGTTTGCGACCGTGAACAGCGCGGGACAAGTCACGTCGATTACCAAGGTCTCGGGCGGCACGGGTTATACCTTCGACACCGTTCTCATCACCGGCGGCAATGGCTATGGCGCAACGGCGACGGGCAATATCTCGGGCGGCGGCGTGCAAAGTTATACGGTCACGTCGGGAGGATCGAATTATTCGCGGCCGATCACTCTCACGCTCGATGTGCGCGACGCCAATGGCGGCGTACCCACGCTCGATCCATCGAGCTGGGTTCGATCGAGCGAGCATTGCTTTAGCCGAGGCGTTGCGCGCGGCTCGATTTGGACCGACGGCGTTTGGCTCAGTACCGCGCCTCCTCCCGGCGCCAGCACGGGGAACAACGGCCTCGCCGAAAACTTCGCGCACGATGGGCTGAACAACGCGCAAGCGAAACTCAACTGGCCCGGCACCTCGGCCTTCACCTCTCCCGAGTCCTCGGCCGGCCAAGCGCAGATTATTCCGACGCTCACGGGCGGCGGGATCGCGTTCGCCGTTGTCGATCCCGGGTACAGCTACGCGATCCCGCCGGCGGCGCCGCCGGCCATCGTGATTACCGGCGGCGGATTCACCACGGCGGCGACGTGCACGCTCCTCGTGAACAGCTCGGGACAAGTCACAATCTCGGGACAAACGCCGGGCTCGGGATATGCGACCGTTCCTAGCGTCGTTGTCGATTTCCCGCCCAACGCCGGGCCGAGCAAAGACACCGGTACGTGTACCTGCCCATCGTCGAACGTGATTCGTTGCACGCCGCTCAACCGCGCGAAGTCGTGGCCCGTGAACTTTTGGGACCAGACCAGCACGGGCCGGCACTCCGTCGTGAACGTCTACAACACCGGTACGACCGGCTTGCAGTCGAAAATGGTCTTCCGCGGTACCGCGAACACCGCGCTCATTCCCGGTGGTACCAGCGATCTCACGCTCGACGGAACGCTCCCGAATATGGGCTTCAACGTCTACCGCATCGACGGTCTCGCCGGCGGCGCTACCGTTGTCTGGCGCGATTATCAAGTCGTCGATTCCTACTACGCCACGCACATCGAGACGCGGTTCAATTATCCCTACCCGAATCTCAGCTCGACCGGCGCGGCGGCGACGCTGACCTCAATCCCGATTGCCCGCGTGCTTTACTCGCCGTCGGGCGTCGCGCCCTATGACGAGGCGCCGATCGGGATCACGATCGACAAGACCGTCGGAACGATTTTGACCGACAAGCCGGTCGTTGTGCTCTTTGGGACCGAAGCAAACTTGGCGGTCGGCGGATCGAGTACGGACGGAATCCCCTACGCCTTCGAGGTCCTTCTTCCCGTCAACAAGGGCACATTAAACACCGTTTGGCCACCGTGGAGCGGTTCCCCCCTGGCGCCAACGTACGAGGGAACGGCGAACTCGATCGACGGATTGACCGATTGCCTGACCATCACAATTCCCGCGTGGCGCGACCCCGGCAATCTCCAAAACATGACGGCGTACTTGGCCGAGCAGCTCGACACGGTGAAGGACGTCATCTACGAGGGTGACGTCGGTTACCTCGGGATGCTCGAAGCCGCGTTCACTCCCGGCTTAGCGCTCAACGTGAACTCCTACGACGGGTACCCGGTCTATGGGCTGGAATCGGCCGACGTGCCGATCGTAGGTCAGTCGATCAAGTTCGGGACGTCGCCGAAATACAACTGCACGACGCGCTTTTCCAGTCGGCGCGCCCCGTATTCCGCGCAGCAATTCACGAGGAAGCCTTTCACGGGCGCGGTGTTCGGCACACACGGCGACGATGTCTTGACCGGCGGCGGTTTCCAGTGGAACGCGATCGACGAATCCTTCGGCGGATTCGCCGGGGCCGCGTCCAATATCTTTGACTCAATCGAATCCATGTTCGGCGACGCGCTCGGGGGGACAAACGATGCAATCTCTTGAACAACGGCTCTCAACGGCCATTCGCAAAATCGAGGAACTGAAAGCGATCGTTATGTCGGTTCAAGCGCAGAATCGGGCGCTTCAGTCGATGATTACGGAGCAACGGAGCTCGTGAACGAGCAATCGATCGAGGAAGCGCAAATGCTCTGGATTGAAAGGCAGCTCACAAGCCTTTCGCGCCAGACCTATGCGCTTCAGCAACAAACGGCCGGCCTGTTCGATCAATTCGAGGATTCCCAAGCCGAGGATCTCTTCGGCTCGATTTATGGCCGAATTTACGGCCAATCGGGCGCGAGCGGTTGCATAAAAATCACAATCTACGGGAATGGCTGCGCGGTCAATACGCCGATTTCCGGCGCCACGGTCACGATATCCAACACGCTCGGCGGCGGCGCTCTTTGGGTGGGAGTCACCAACACCGCCGGCGTCGTTACCGTCTGCCTCAACATCGTCGCGGGACTGGACATCCTCGTGACCGCGACGGGGCACTCCGACACGCTCCTCAGCATCTCCTGGCCGCCGGCCGGCAACATTGCGATGTATATGGGCTCGCCGGCGGACTACCTTTGCTGGCTCGGTTGCGGCGGAATCGATTTCACGGCGCGCACGATCACTGATCAATATGGCGCGATGACGCTTTCCCCGCCGAATGTTTCTTTCGGATCGCTTCCTCTCTATGCTTCGCACCAAAGTACGAACGTCGGAACCACAAGCACCAACTGCTTCGCCTTTTTGACGTCGGGCAAGTTTCCCGTCGGCTACCAGCTCATTCTCTACGACCCGCCGATCGCGACCGCGACAATTCTCGGCTCGGGAACCCAAGCCAGTCCCTACTACTGCAGCGCTCTCACGATCAATCACGCCGGCGGCCCTTACGCATCCCCGCCAATGTGGTTTTGCCTGCTCTCGAATGGGTACGGGCCGGATGCGTTCGGAACGTTCACTCTGGACATGAACGGCTACGTCAACGGTTACACCATCGCGCAGCCCGGGGCGCGCTGGTCGCCCTTCGGAAATCCGCTGATTTCTTCGGTCAACGTTCCCCAGCCCGAGATCTCCTTCCGTCTCCGCGCGTTCTACCTGATTCTCTCGGGATGCAACCGGCTCGCGTCGCCGGGCGCGGGCGGCTACCCGGCGGTAAGCCTTGATAATGCGGTTTCCAACCCCGTGAACGCCCCTTCCGGCACGTTCCTAACGTCGATCACGTCGAACCCCACGACGGTTTGCTCGCCATTCTCGGCGACATTCAGTTATCCGGGTTCGCTGATCTTCCCGACAGGTTCAAACAACGTGGTGATCACGTGAACGAATTACCGCCGATTCATCGCCGTTGCGCTTCCTGCGCCGATCCACATTTGCCGATTTGCGGCGGCCAAGTCCATCCGGCCTTGTGCCACCCGGCTGGCGTCCAACACCGCACGCAAAAGGGCCGATTCTGGTCGGCAATCCTCGGATGGCCATCAGTCGATCGCTACGAAGGCGAAATTCTCGACCGGCCCGCAACCGATGCGCGCGGTTTGCCCGCGCGAGCGAAGCGCGAAATGCGGCGCGGCAAGCCCGTTGTGCCGTTGGGAGTCAGTCAACACGGGGACTGCGAAACATGCTGATTGATCTTGGCTCGCGACTCATCAACGTACGTGCCGTCATTCAATGCGACGTGTGCCGGCGCCGGGTCCATTCGTACTCTCTCGTCACAGACCCGCCTAAGGGAACGTTCTCGATCATCGCCTATTGCCACGGCCATAAAGACGTCCGGGCGCTCTCCCAAAGTGAGCAGGCTTCGATCACGGATGTGATTTCGGCGACGGCGTTCCTCTCCGGCTCGATTATGCGGCTTGATTCGCCCCAAAGTATTGACTGATAAAAACCCTCTTGGCAGACTTTTGTAAGCCGGCCCGTTGCTAGCGCCGCACCGGCCAGACGACTCCGCCCCGTTCTTTCGCTTTTGCAGGCGAGAGAACGGGGTCGTTTTTTTTCCCTCAGTTGAGATCGCCGTGCGTGGCCAGATGCTCCAATCCGGCATGCGTCGCGTTGAGCAATCGGCCTTGTGGGGCGAATCCCAAGGATTCCAAGAATCCCGCGCTGAGCAATCGCTCGATGCCAAGCGAAGTTCGTGGCGCGGATAAATTCGTTCGGGACGCGGCGACCCACTCATAAAGTGGACGTGATCCCGACGCCGCCTTTAGAATAAGACGTTCCTCAGGGCCAATCGCGGCGTGCGTGGAGTCGCCCTCGTGTACGAGCTGTTTGAGCCGTTCATTCTCCTTTGCCAGATCCCGGTTCTTGTGCTCAAGCTCCTGATTCAGCGAATCGAGCTCTCGATTCAGCAGCTTCGCCTCCGCAAGATCCGCCTTGAGACTCTTCACCTCTTCCACCGACGCACCCAGTCTTGCCTCAATGAGCGCGATCTTCTCCTTTTGAATCGCGCTGAGCGGGATCTCCTTGAGCAAATCGAGCAAGCCCATCGCACGCCTCCAGACTCTCACCTCGCCGGCAGTTCCTCTTCGTAACCAATCTGCTCCGCCAGAAGCTCAAGCGCTTCCATCGCGGTCTTACTCACGTCCGATTTGTTGGCCTTTGCCAGACCCTTGATCCAATCCCGGACGGGCTCCTCGCCCCGCACCTGCAAGATGATCGGCTTCATGCCGCCGGTCGTAACGGGGCGACCGCGCGGCCGTTTTTTCGTTTTTGCCATCGTTTTCTGCCCTCGTCCTGTAGTCGGAGCCATGATACAAGACGTTTCCGGCTAATGCTATATATTATCCATAAAAATCGCGATCGACAAGATGCAGATATTATATTGACTTGGGACGCCAGCGGCGATATCATTGGCATCCGGATATAGCGAAGGGAGCCGTTCCATGAGTCTCGCCGTCTTACTCCAGAGTCTTCGATCGAAGCGGACATCGCTCGCGCCTCGGCCGCCGTCCATCGGTGCGACATCGCGACGGCCCAAGTCTTGTAACGATCCTCACACGGCCGAGGAAGTCGAGGCGCTCGACGCGTATCACGCTGCGCTTCGATCCTTTCGCGGATTCGCTCGATTCGCGCAGCTCGCGGCCGGCAAACTTCGGCCGAATGCCCGCTCGGAACGAGCGCGTGAGGCGGCCGAGCATTTGAACGAGCTGGCGATATGGTCCGGGAAGCGGGCCGAGGAAATCAGCTATCGCGAGATCATCGATAGTCGCGTGAACTCGGCCGGCGCGGATCCGCGCGTGAAGGCTCTTTGCTCGCGTCGCCGGCGTAAGGCCACCCTTGCAGCTCGGACGGCGGCCGGGGCGTGGAACGAGGCCGCCCGCGCGCAGCAAGCCTTGGCCGATGCTCGACGGCTCGCGCTCGCCGCGAAGATCGCACGCGCGGCGGCGTGGAAGGCCGAGGCGGAATATCAG